GCCGCAGGTGGATCGGGCGTGGGCGGCACCACAGGCAGCACTAGGTCCCGAAGCTCGCCGGGCCCCAACAACCGGCCGCCGCCACCTGCGCCGCCACCGTATAACTGGGTGCTGCCATACGCCGCGACCGTGCACGTCATAGGGCCCTCGCGCAGCAGCCAGTCCAGCAAGGCCTTCTGGGTGTAACTAGAAACTACTGCCATCTCTATCGCCCATATGCACCGAACTCAGGGTCGACGCGGAACGCCTCCGGGCCACGCCCGGCAGCGATTGCCTCCTGATACATACGGTCAAACAATTCGGTCACCTCCGGCTTGGGGTGCGGCTGGTCGGGCCCGGGGAACCAGTGCGCCTTGCCCTCGCGCTTCAGGCGCTCGCGCGCGTATTTGTGGTTGGGCTGGGTCGGGATCCGTGTGTAGTGCAGGATCTTGACGTGCGGCTCGTAGATCGACTTGCAGTTCTCACCGTCGCGGCAGTTCCAGTCGTCCTTGTAGTCGGCCGCGGCGCTGCGCACCAGGCGCCGCACGTGGCGGTACTCGCCCTCCTTGCCCATCCACCCCTGCAGCGTGGGCATGACAACGTGCATTGCGGCGCAGTCGAACAGCATGACGCAGGATACAACCTCCTGGCCGCCCTTGGCCAGCAGGCCCTTGCCCGGCGGGATCGGCTGGTTCCACAGCTCGGCAATGTCGGCGAGCGCGATCATGTCGCAGTCCATGTAGATCGCCCGACCTTGGAATTTGCAGGCGGCAGGAATGGCCCAGCGTAGCGGCGAGAACGGCGTCGCCCAGCCCTTGGTGTTCCAGCCCCTGTTGCCGTCGGAGTACCATATGCTGTTGGGGTCGCGGCTCAGCATCATCCAGGTTATATCGAGCGGCTGCGAGGCGAACTTGCGCAGCGAGTAGTCGAGCACGCACTGACACTCCAGGTCTTCGTTGTTGGCTGGCGTGCCAACGAATATCTTGATGGGGGTTTCCATCTAGATTGTGCCCCTGTATGTATCGAAGGCCCGGCGTGAGGGCCGGGCCTTCATGGGAGGTTTCAAGCTATGGGCTATATGGAAGTATTAGACCCGACGGGTCACACACGGCACATCTGGGACGCCTCGAACGAAGCCGAAGTCACCGCCGCACGGGCGCTGTATGACAGCCTGACCCGCCAAGGCTATCGCGCCTTCCACGTGAAGAAGTCAGGCGAAGAAGGAGTGCGCATGGACAGCTTCGACCCGGACGCGGAGAAGATGATCCTGACTCCGCAGCTGCGTGGAGGCTAAAGATGGTTAACTGGATCAGCGGCGGCAGCAGCGGCGGGACTTCAAGCACGTTCACCAACACGTGCCCCAACACGTCCAGCAGTATCTTCCCGTCCACCACCCTCATCTGGAACACGTGGACGACGTCGAACACGAGCACGAGCACGTGCGGCAATACGATCTGGTCAAACTGGATCGTCGTCGACGACCCGCAAATCACACCCGCCGTACCATACCAGCCGAGCGAGCAGGAGCTTGCCGCCCGCCGCGTGGCTGCCGACGTCGCGGTGAAGCGTAAGGATGCCAACGCCAAGGCGATGGCAATCCTGAACGAGAACCTGACCGAGCTACAGCGCGCCGCGCTCAAGAAGCACGGGTGGTTCCTGGTCGAAGGCGGCAAATCGAAGAAGCTCTACCGCATCAAATCCCACAGCTACGCGGGCAACGTGCGCGAGTTGTGCGCAGAAGGGAAGCGGGAGCTGGTGCAATACTGCTGCCACGCCGACGGCAGCATCCCAATCGGCGACCAGCTGCTGACCCAGCTGCTAGCCTTGCGGCATGACGAAGATCACTTCCTGCAGAGGGCCAATCGCATAGCGTTGGTGGCATGAATACTATGACCAGCTGCGCCGTCGCGGCTTGAGCAGGCCCGGCGGAATATCCGGGCGACCCTCCGGGCCGTGCTCGGCTATGAGCCGTTGCAGCAGCGTGTCGCACGCCGCCTCCGAGCGCATGTCGTCGGGCAGGTACATCATGTCAGACAGATCGGGGCGCAGCTGGTTGTAGTGCTCGCGGTCCCTCCGGCGCTGCCGGATCCGCTGTCCGTGCACCATGATCGTGTGCGGGCGCTGGGCGCCGTGCGGCAGCCTGCCCTCGCGCTTGAGCTTAGCCCAACAGTCGTACAGGTGGTCGCTGGAGATCCCCAGCCGCTTGGCGATAGGGGCAGCAGCCGTTAGCTCATGCCAGGCCGCAACCAGAACGTCGGCATCCGGATCCGGGGGTCGTTGATAACGCACGCATTTGCTCCAAAATCTCACTCACACAAGTCGAACATACACTAGCGCTTGCCGGGGGGCCAAACTACCCCGATGCCCATGTTGCCGCCGCTGTGGACAAACTGCTGCGAGCGGTAGCGCTTCGATATCACATCCCAGAACGCCTTGCAGTCGCACAGCGGGCCGCTGCCGTAGTTGGGCGGCTTCTGCCAGGCCACGTCGTGGAAGCCGCACACCCGCACGTGCCTACCGTAGTAGTACCAGTCGAGCGTGATACCCTCCAGCGTGTGGTCGCCGTCGATAAACGCCGCATCGAAGGGACCGAGCGCGCTGGCCGCGGCGATAATCTTGGCGGCGTGGCTGTCGCCGAACAGCAGGTGGGCGTCGTAGCCGTCCGCCTTCAGCTCGGCCACGCAGGCCTTGAGGCTGTCCACGGCGCCGGGCTTGCCGCCGCCCATGCCTGCGCCAGAGTCCACGGATACAACACGGCTGCCGTGTGGTAGAGATTTAGCAATGCGATGCAGAGAACCACCGTAGCGGGATCCGACCTCAACGAAACGGCGTACATTTTCCCTCCGTAAAATGTCAATGAACGGGTTCAGCTCCTCGTCCCACTGGGTGATCTTATATTCCACTGGAGTAGCTGAAATCGGTGGGGAAGATCGACACGCCGTCGGTGCCCGCCGCCTTGCTGACGAAGGTCGCACCATAGCCTGCCAGGTAGGGCGCCAGCAACTCCTGCACGATAGTGGGGAAGCGCGTGGCCAAGTCGATGCCGCGGAAGTTCTCGATCCGCACCGAGCCCGCCGCCAGCGAGCGCACCTTTTCCGCCGTGGTCGTGCTGTTCTGCAGGTCGTTGCCCTGGATCAGCGCCAGCGCCATCTCGATTGAGGCGTTGACGATATTGGGCACGGCCAGGCGCAGCTCATAGGTGTTGTAGGCGTCCTGCCACAGCTGGCGGTCGAGCACGCGCGTGGCGGTGACCAGCGCGCGGCCCTTGGTGTCGTCATCGGCCGAGCGCCACAGGTCGCCATGCAGCGCCCCGTCCATGTAGGCGTCGGCGGTGTCGACGTCGGCATAGACGGCAAAGTCAGAGTCGAGCGAAACGACAGGGTTCGCCATGATCTCACCTGTTGTGAAAGGGCCCTCGCCCAGAAGGGGGACCGATAGGGGGCGAAGGCTAAGTTGGGCTGACCGCGATGATGACCGAGGTCACGGTGTTGTTGTTGCTGGCCGAGCGGCCCATCGCAATCATGCGGTTGTTCAGATCGCCCTGCATGCGCGTGCTGTCGCCCGGTGGGCGTAGATACTCGGCGCAGATATTGCGCGACCAGTTGGTGGACGAAGTGGCGCCGGGATTGGTCGCGCCCGGCGCGACGATATTCACGATGACCGACTTGGTCACGCCCTCGGCGGCGGAGTTCGTCAACGCCCGGTCGAGCGCGTCGTCCAGCGCTTGCTGCAGCCGCTTGGACTCGCCGCCGACGTATTCGTTAATGTAGTCGAGCGGGATGCTGAAGATCTCGGTGTTAGGCGTCGGCATTGCGCGCGCTCATTGTCAGCAGCGCCAGTCGCAGCTTCAGCAACGCCAGGCGCTTGGACAACGCGCCCTTGCGCCCGGCGTAGCCGGTGAACTTGTTCGCCCGGTGCAGCATTTCAATCGTGCCGATGTTGATACGCGACACGTTCATTGGCTTGTCGTTGCTGAGAATGCCGTCCTGCGCGTCGAGCCCGATCTTGGCGGCCCAGGTGTGGTGACCGTCGAGAATGTAGCCGTCCTTGCTGATGATAATCGGCCGGTCTGCAGCCTCGGGGTGGTCGCGGATATACTGCGCGGCTTTTGCCACCTTGGCACCGTTGAGCACGTTCTGCGTCGCGCGCAGGTGCGAGGCCAACTCGGTCTCGTTCTTGACGTCGAAGCCCTGCGACTTCAGGTGCTCGGGGAATTCGCTGGTCTGCTTATCAGTCAGCTGCGGCATCTTCTCACGTGGAATGCCGTGGCTCTCGGCGCAGAACAGGTTGGTGCCCGACACCGTCACGTTGCACAGATTGAAGTTGCGCTCCTCGCCGCCGCGGCGGATCATGCGGTCGGAGACTTCGCCCAGCTCGCCGATCAGGGTCGAGACCTCGCGCGGCTGCTCCAGGTTGACCTTGCGGTTCTCGTACAGCCCGCGCAGCGCGTCCCGCACATTGTGCGTCTGGATCACACCGTCCTTGTCGACGTAGGCATCCTTCGAGTAGCCGTGGCCGGGGTGTTTACCTTCACCCTCACCGCCGCCACCCTCACCACTGGAGAACCGCCCGCGCTCGTCGTGGTTGGGATTGAACTTCTCTACGGCGCGTTCGATAACTATATCATCGGGATCCCAGACAAAGCGGCTCATTTGACCACCTCAACCGTCATTCCTGCCAGCGACCCGCCCGGGCCACGTTCCCTGCGACCTACCACCTTGAACCGCGTGCCCGGTCGCAGCGCTATCTCGTGCTCGTTGACAATTCCCTGCCGCGGCCGGTCGCCCATGATCTTGGTGCCTTTGGGAATGTGCACCTCGACCACAGTGCCGTGCGGGTCCGAATAGGTGCCAAACACCGAGCCAGTGGCGAACTGCGCCGCCCAGTTCTGACTGCCGGTGGTCGAGACGATCCCGTTGTCGGTGAAGCTGTCGCCCACCTTCAGCTCGTCGGCGGCGGTGCCGTGGATGCCGCGATAGGTTACCAAGTCCTGCTTTGTCGGCAGCGCGTTACGGTCGAATGCTTCGGTCCATTGCCGCCCCTCGTCGAGCAGTTCAGGATCATCGCTCTTACCGCGAAGCGCTTTGTTTATCATCATACCGTGCGTGCCGCCGAAGTACTTGCCCAACAGCTGGCGGTCCTCCACCGACACGCCTTTGCGCCCGTACGCAGTGCGTTCGATCTCGCGATTGACGTCATCGTAATTGCTGCTGCTTTTCCAGCGTTTATCATCGCCGACACCGTCGCCCTCAGCGAAGCGGCCTTTGTCGTCGTGGTGCGGGTTGAACTTGTCGATGCCCTCGTGCCAGACGAACTTGGCCTCATCGCCCCATTCGAAGCGTGCGTGCCGGAACGTCATGCCACCAGCCTTGCGACGAAGCGCTGCGTATTGGGAGCGCTACGCGGTTCATGGCTGATGATCTGCAGCCGGGAATTGCGCGGAAACAGTATCTCGGCTTCCTCGGGGAAGTTCGACAGTGAGCCGAGCGGGAACGCCTTGCTGCCCTTCGGTACCTGAATTTCGATGTAGCTTCCGGGCTTGTCGATCTTCGACTTGTCGGCCGTCGTGCTCATAAAGCCCGGATCGCTGAAAGCATCACCGGCATGATTGAGGATTTCATTGGTACGATGCCAGCCGACCCTGCGATAGACCGTCATATCGCGCGGCAGCGTGTGGCTGTCCACCAGGTCGTCAAGGGCCTTGGTCTCGGTTGACGCCACAGGACCGAAGCCGGGACGATTGAAGTCGGCGCTGTCCTGCGTGTACATATCGAGCGCCCGCCGCTGCTGCGGCGGCATATCATTCGCGCCCATCTCTTGGCGCAGGGCATCCACCTTACGGGTCGTAGCTGTAATGTTGCGGGCTTCCCCGCCCAGCGCCATCGATCCTAATTCATCATCGCCGCCGCCGGGTCCTTCCGCGAAGCGGCCGCGCTCGTCGTGGTTGGGGTTGTACTTCTTGACCGCGGAGCCCAGGTTCAGGAACTGCACCATACCGTTGGCGTACAGCACCTTCGCCATAGTCGCGGCGGCCTTGTCGACCGGCTCGAAATCGTCGGTCAGGTAGACCACCTGCGCCTTCTGGCCATTGACGATCTGGGTCTGGATCATTTCAGTCTCTTCAGGCGTGGGTACATCTGGTCAATCTTGACATATAAGTCGCGCCACATCTTGACGCTATGCGGGGCGTCGCCCTGGTGGTCGGGGAATTTACCGGTCAGATACTTGATACGCGACATCTCCGCCAGGGTCTCGTGCATGGCGGTCGCGGGGTCGCCGTCGCCTTTGAGCCAGCGGTCCCAGTGGAAGCGGCTGTAGGGCGACACCCCGTCGGCCTCGGCGTAGTCATCGAAGTGCCGCGTCATATAGTCGAACAGGCGGTCGGCGCCTGGGTCGGCCCTGCGCGCATCCGGGTAGCCGGACGTGTGGGCAATCACCGCATGGAATTTCGCGTGCTCGATCTCGTGCGCCAGCGTGCCTTCGGCGGCCTCAATCGGCTTGTCCTGGACGTTGGGCAGGAAGATCTGCACCTCACCGGTGCGCGGGTCGTGCTGTCCGGATACCGGATATTCCTTGCCGTCGACCACCGCCACCTGACGATGATCGCTAACCTCGATCCGGTCGGCGTCGAAGCCGAGCCTGCTCGCCACCTTGCGCACGGCGTTTTGTAGCTCGGGGCGCGTCAGCGGCTTGCTGAACAGGTCGAGCTGGGTGCCCGCGCTGTCGGCCGAGCTGAAGCGGCCGCGCTCATCGTGGTAAGGGTTGAACTTGCGGAACTTGCGGAACTTGCGGACAATGACGCTCAGATCCTTGGGATTGAACACCACGTAGTTGTGCGTCCCCTTGCCCCGCTTGCGCGAGCCCTGGTCGAGGTAGCGAATGCCTGGGACACCAGCCTCCTGCAGCACCTGTGCCGCCGCCTTGTCCGAGCCGTAAATGTTCGACAGGCCGATATTGATCGCCTGCCCGTGCGGCAGCGCGTTTTCCGACCACGGTAACGATGCCGAATGCGGCGCGCGGATATAGTTGCGCACCAGATCCTGCACCGCCTTGGGTTGCTTCTCGAACGGCGCGTCCAGGTCCAGCATCTTGCCCGGGTCGGCGTGTAGCGCCACGTCGTAGAGGCGGCCCTTTTGCTCCACCAACCTGCCGGAGCGCATCATTTCATTGAGCTTGTCCCAGGCGCCGCGGCCCAGCGTATCGTCGGGCCCGTGGATCCACTCACCCGGATCATACGGGCTTTTGCCGTCGAACAGGTTGCGCGCGACCAGCTCTTCCTTGTAGTCGGCCGACGTGCGCAGGAATTCGTTGAGGTTCTTACCGTCAATCGTGTAGGCGCCCGCACCGGCGGTCCGATAGGTCTCGGCCACTTTCGGGCTCTCGGCCACGTAAGTGCCGTAGCCGAAAGTCTGGTGGCCCTCACCCGTTCCTAACTTCTCACGACTGAACTCGTCGAAGGTGGCGTGGCTGCCGTGGTAGACGTGCATCCCAATGTCTTCAACCTTGCCCGCGCCGGGCCAGGAGGAGAACCGGCCGCGCTCGTCGTGGTTGGGATTGAACTTCTGCACCACTTCGAGGCAGACGTTGTGTAGGATCTTGGCCAGCGCCTCCGGCGGCTTCGGCACCACCACCATCCAGGCGATGATCTTGTCCTGCTTGCCGAGCTGCGCGGGTACCAGCTTGTGGCGGTCCTGCTCGAAGCCGATCTCGTAGGTCCCGGTGATCCACTCCGGCTTGACCAGCTTGCCGTAGGCGGCGGCGCCGGGGTCCTCCATCGTGTCCTCGTGGAACGCGCGCCACTCGTCCGCCGGAATCTCCATCTTGAAGATGATCGGCTTGACCGCCTTGTAGTCCTGCCAGCTCTGCGACTGCGCCAGCGCTTCGGCATACTCGACAGCCTTGGCCTCACTGGCGGCAATGAACACGGATTCGCCGCGCTCGCCGCCGTACACGTCGGTGCCGAAGTGGTGCCCTTGCTTGGTGACGTGCAGGCCTTCCTGCTGGATGCGGCGGGCTACCTTTTCCGTTGTCCCGTGGTAGGCGACGACCGACCCGCCCGGCGACGTGGCAAAGCGCCCGTGCTCGTCGTGGTTGGGGTTGAACTTGAGGATCGGGCCCCAACGAGCCCGTACATCGTCCCAAGTTTGTGCGACGTCACGTCCCGCGAGCCGAGTCCCGCGAATAACTCGGTCATAGACTTGCCTGGCATCCGCCCTTTGCGCTGCATCTGAGCCCTCGATTGTGGTGCCGATAAACTCGCCGTTGCCGCGGACGAAGTGCGCCTTGCTGCCGGACGACTTCTCCGCCGCGTTGAAGGTGTCCTCGTCCTGGCCGAATACGTGCACCAGCGCGCCGCCAGTCCGCGGTTCTAAGGTATGAAATGCCAAGCCATCCTGCAACAGCTTGCTGTGGATTGCGTCGAGATCGCCGCTGGCCGGGAACGTGGCCATGAAGCTCTCACCGTTGGCGTCGGGCTGGAACGCCAGCACCGCCTTCTGGTTGGCGAGATAGCCTTTCATCGCCGTGGCCGCGCGGATCTCGTCGAGCGTGGCGCCGGGCATCGTGGTCAGCAGGCTGTTCTCGGCGCCGTCCGACCAGGCACCGATCACCGGCGTGTCCAGGGCATGCAGGCCGAGCGCGTTGTTGATCTCGCTGCTGGCCTTCTGCAGCTGCTGCTGGCGCGGGCTGTTGAGCCCGTCCCTGGCCGCAGCGAAGGACAGGTTCTCGCCGGTGTGCGGGGAGACGAAGGCCTCGCCCGCGCCCGGGCCCGAGCTGAAGCGGCCGAGCTGGTCGTGGTTGGGGTTGAACTTGGCCAGCTTGGCATTGGCCAGGCCGCGCTCGATCTTGGCGCGCTGGTCCGCGCGCAGCATACTCGGCACCGCGGTGCCCCACGTGTGCCCGGGGATGATCTTGTCCCACTTGGCGTTCGGCCAGCGCTGCTTGGCCGCGCGCACGAACTGCTCGTGCAACGCCTCGTCGGCCTTCCAGGCGTAGAGGTTGCCGTTGGCGTCAGTAGTGATGCGCACATCGCCGTATTCGGTCTCGCGCCCCATGCTCTGCAGGTCGCGCATACTCGGGTTGGTCAGCACCTCGAACTGGCGCGTGCCGCGCGGGATCGTCAGCAGCACCGAGTCCGACTTGAGATAGTCGGCGCTGCCACCGTCGGACGCAGCAAAGCGGCCGCGCTCGTCGTGGTGCTCGTTGTACTTGCTGATATGCTTGACGACAAAGCGCTGCCCGTCCGATGCTCGCACCAGCACCGAGCCGACCTTGACATGTCCGGCGATGCGGCGGAAGCGGGTCATGCCTTCTCAATCTCCAGCATGTAGAAATCGCCGCTCTCGGCCTTGAGCATGATGTGCTCGGCCTTGGCTGTGTCAGTCTGCTGCGCTACCGGCTTCGCGCGCACACCGCCGCCTGCAGTGTCGGCCTCGGGCGGCTGCGGCTTGGGCTTGCCCGGCACGGAGGCCGCGGCCGGGACTACGTTGCCGGTCGCCGTGATCTTACCCTGCGGCGGTTGCGGCATGAGCATGCCCATCGGAATCTGCGTATGCGGGGACAAGCCGAGCAGGTCGCGCACGTCGTCAATCGCCGGGTCGTCCGGGGCGAGCACCGCGCCTGCCATAGCCATCTGCGACAGCGAGGTGGTTATCTGCGAGACCGTGCGGAACGACACTTCGCTGTGCTTCAGCTTTGGGTACAGCTCTTTCTTGATGCCGTTCAGGTCGCAGATCGGAATGACCACGTCGTTGTTCATGGCGTCGGTGATCTCGTCGAGCGAGCCGTTGACCACCAGGTAGAAGTTCTGCGACTTGTCCTCCGACAGCGCGCGGTTGCCGCCTGCAGCATCGGAGCCGAGCAGCAGATGCTCGACCCCGATAATGCGCGCGATCTCCAGGTTGGTGCGCTCGATAGCTGCGCCGACGTCGGCGAAGCCAGCAGCGCCGCCCTGCAGCAGCTCGATCCCGTACTTGGGCGTGCCGGAGATCGACTGGCCGGAATCGGTATTCGCTACGTAGGGCTCGCTGTCGAGCACAATCGAGGTATCGTTCGACTTCACCTGCAGGCGCACGAAGTCCTCGATTGACTGCGTGATCCGCATTGCATCTTCCTTGCTCAGCAGGTTGGCCTGCACCTTGGCCTGGATCGCAGCGTAGGGCACGCGGCCGATAGGCGTGCCGCGCAGATCGCGCTCGAAGCCGCGGCCCTCCAGCTCGTAGTATTTCTTCAACCGCTCCCAGGGCTCGATAATGTGCCGGAACAGGCCGATGCCCTCGGGGGAATCGGTCAGCGAATCCTCGACCAGGTAGACGATCTTCGAGCGCGGCAGGTATAGCCACTCGCCGCCCATCGGCGAGCGCTGCCACACGCCCTGCACCGTGCCGGATTCGTCCACCTGCCAGCGCTCGATTGTGTGCTGCGGCCGCGCCTCGATATCGTCCAGGCCGATCTTGCCGTCGGTGTCGCGACGCTTCGCCGTCCACTCTTGGATGCCGAAGCCGTAGAAGCGATACATCGCCGCGCGCCGGGCGACGCGGCGGAACGGGGTGGTCATATCGTTGATGACGTTCTCGACAAACTCGGCGATCTTCTTCGCCTCCACCGACTTGTCGTCGGCCGGTTCGACGTGCCACTTAGCGTAGGCAATCAAGTTGAGCATGTAGCGCGTGCCCGCGGCCACGATGCTGGTATTCACCGCCAGGTCGGAGTAGGTGAGCCAGCGGCGCGCACCAGCCACCTCCGGCTTGGTCTCGCGGGTTTGCACCAGGCCGCCCCATACCGCGGTGCCGGACACGCCCATCTCGCGCATCGGCGTGGCGCGCGGGAGCGTCCCGCTCCAGAACAGGTTGACGATGCGGCCCATTGAGCCAGCCAGCTGGCCGATCCGTTGGGCTGGACCGAGTTGTGAGCGTGGAGGCATGTTGCTAGAGTCCTTGCGAAAGCGAGGAGACCAATGCGTGAATATATTAGCCTTGGATGCGAAGTGTACCTGGTGCAGTGGCTGACGCCACGCTGGTGGCAGCGTGGGGCGTGGCTAATGCCGCGTGTGCGTACCTTGTGGTCATCCTACGTCGTGCTACCCTACGGAGAGCGTCATGGGCTGGAATGATCACGTCGAATACGTAGAGATGGAATGCCTGGAGTGCGGCGAGACCGACGACTGGGAGTTCTGGGACGCAATCGGTAGGGAACGCTACGTCGGTGGTGTCGGCGCCCTGGTCGGCCAGGACGCAACCAAGTCGGGCAAGTGCCCGCACTGCGGCTCAACTCGGGGCCAATTCACGCATTGGTCTCCTCACGAAGACGACGACGATTAAAATGGGCAAGCGCACCACCTGGAGCCCGTACGCTGTCGAACAGCAGCGGGCCGACGGCACGTGGCGCATCGTCTGCTATGAGAACAGTCTGCGCCGGGCGCGCCAGGCCGTGCGCGATCTGGCGCAGTACTACCCAGGCGTGCCGGTGCGCTACGTCGACAATCCCAACCGCAAGTGCATCACCTGCCCACGCTGCGGCATGACGTCGTATAATCCGAATGACATCAGGGAGCGTTACTGCGGCGCCTGCCACATGTTCCACGACGAGCCGTGAGGCTCGTCGACTAACCAGAACCACAGCGCCCCGCCTGGTTGCCCGCATTCGGGGCAGCGGCCGCACTCCGCCCAGTCGCGATCCTGACACAGCCAGCAGTTGGGATCGCCGGGGACTGTGATCTGTAGCCCGCTCTTGAAGTGGAAGGTTTTCACTGTACTCCTCCAATCATCTGCCCCTCGTCACTGAGCGAACAAAGCCAACACTTGCTATGAAACCTACGGTCATGAGACCTAGGCCGCACGCCAGAGGAACTACAAAACCCCAAAAGATATTCATCGTGGGCCTCAAGTGCTTGGCGCACACCTCGGGCGGGATGTGGCGGGTTGGGCATTACTCAATCGCCTCCCATGCTCACATAGCCGGTCTCGTAGCACATAGCCATACGCCGCTGTGCTTCCGAATACATGGCCACTGTGAGGATGCAGGCAGCAACAGCAATGAGCCAAGCGAGCGCGCGGCTCATTGCACCGGGTACAGCTCAATAACCTCTTCAGCCTCGGCACGCAGCTGCGCCAGGTCGAACGGTTGCACGATAGTCCCATCCTTGGCGTAGCAGTTGTGGTGGCGGGTGAACAGATGCCAGACGCCGTCGAAGCGCAGCCAGACCTGCTCTAGGTCCAGATCGAACGGCTCATTCAGGTCGAGGATCATCTATACACCGCCCAGAACAACGAGTCCTGCATCCAGCCGGGTGCGATCTTGGGGTCGAGCCTGCCCGCCGCCTTGGCGAAGAAGCCGACGTCGCCGAGCATGCGGGTGAGGTCGAGCCCATCGTTCTCCCAGCCGTTGCTGCCCACCGGGACGCAGCGGTAGACGTGGTCGACCACAATGAGCGCGCCGCCGGGGCGCAAGTGCGTGGCGATACGAGTGAGCGCCCTGCGCAGATCGATGCAGTGCTGCAACGCCCAGATCGCAATGACCGCGTCGTACTTGGTGATGCCCAACTCGTCGAACAGCTGCGGGTCCATGGCGCAGAACCGCGGGCTGCGCACACGGTCCATTGCCATAGCGCGCATCGCCGGGCTGAAGTCCACGCCCACCACCGTGCAGCCCAAGTGCTCGATCAGCGGCTGCGCCAGGCGGCCAATGCCGCAACAGTAGTCGAGCACGCGGCTGCCCGGGCGAATGTATTGGGAGAACAGCGTCATCAGATACGCCGTCTCATTGTACCAGCGCTCCTCGCAGGTAATCAGGTCCTCGACCGGGTTGGTGATCACCGCCATCGCCTGCTCGGGCGTAGCGACGTCGAAGTAGCGCGAGGGGTCGTAGATAGGCTTGTCCTGTGCAGCTGCCGCGATCACGTTTTGCCTCCCAGCGGGTTTGATACTCAGCGTAGGATCTTCGGGCCGATGTAATAATCGTCGTTCTTGACCGGGGTACGCAGCGGCTCCGGATCGTCGGAGCGAAACAGCTTGCCGCCGACCAGGCCGAGATCGGGAATTGCCAGCGGCCGGGTAATCGGATGAAAGCACATGACCACCGCGTCGGCCAGGTTGGGCGACTTGGCGCCCTCCGGGTTCTTGTCGACCAGGAGCTTCATGCGCGAGTTGCGCGTGGCCGTGGCTTGGCACAGCTCCTTCTCCAGCTTGTGCAGCAGCGGCAGCGTCGAGTCGAGCGAGATCAGGTCGTCGGGATCGTGGGTGACGCCCTGCTCGACCGCCTGCCAGGTGCGAAAGAAGCGCTGCCCCAGCTGCCACCACGCCTGCGCCTTCAGGTTGGCGTAGAAATCTTTATTCCGGGGTGAGTCGACATCGCCTGCGATGACATGATCCGCCGGACCGAGAACCGGTGCCCCCGCCATCCACGGAACCAGTACCACGCCCACTGGCAAGAGAGACTCGTCAGCCAGCCGATTCGTCTCAGCCTTGACACCTGCACCCACGCCGATGCTGTCGTATTGGAGGGTAACTGGCCCCAGATCGCGGCAGGCCGCCACGGCGCGCCGCGCGGTAAGACCAGGGTCGCGTTCACCCCACTCCTGAAGACGGCGTAGTACCACACCCTTTCGTTGAGCCAGCGCATTGGTGTCGCCGCCAGTGTCAGCGACGTCAAGAGCGGCGACCCACGCTCCGTCGTCGAACCCGACAAGTCCCTTGGCTCCGAGCTTGACATGTGCGTCCACCGCGGCTTTGACCCACTGGTCCTGAATGATAACGTTCTCTAGCGCTGCAACGTAATTGCGGTCGATCTCTTGTGCAAATAGGTGCAGTAGACCTCGGCGCTCATAGTCTTCGCGGCGCAGCTTGTACCAGTCTTGCGACTTCTCTGGATGGTCACGCCAATCGAGCACGAATACGCGGGTGCGACCTTTGGCCAGTGTCGATCCAGGAACCCAATCAACTCCCGCCTCACGTTTGCGGTGGAACACGTTACCGGGCCCGTTAACAGATGAAATGTCGATAGGGACCCGCGTGGTATCCGATAGCGCGGCTTCGATCTTCTCCGGGTGCTCATAGTGCGAACTCTCGTCCTTGAAATACATGCTGGTGCGCGCGCCGCGGCCGATATTGTCGCCGATCTCGCCGATGATAGTAGCGCCGCTCTCGGGATTGACGCAGCGTTGAAACGTGAGGTGCACGTCGTGACTGAAACCTGCGGGCAACAGCGCCTGCGGCAGGTGGGCGATCTGCAGGCGCAGCTTCTCGAAGATGCTGGAGGGGTCACCGATACGGTCGACCAGCTCCTGCTTGCGCGAGCCCCAGCCGATAGCCGAGCCGGGGTGAAACAGCCACAGCCAGATTGAGAATGAGACGCCGATCCAGGTGGCGCCCATGTCGCGCGACTTCTCGATCAGGGCGCCTTCCTGGTCGTGCAGGCAGGTGAGCAGGAACTCGACCAGCTCAACCTGCCGCTTGAACAGGATAAACGGCATCTGCACCGGCTTGGCGGTGCCAGCGTTGCGCGGATCCCAGGTATCGCACCAGTGGTTGATAAACTCGACCGGGCGGTGGCGGTAGTAACGCTTGGCGGCACTGATGCGCTCGGGCTGGGCGGCGAACTTGGCCAGCTGCGAGCGGCGCCAGTCGTAGACCCGGCTATAGTCGGGTGGCCAGAGCTTGGGCGTGGCAGGGGCGGAGATGCGCGTGCGCTTGTCCTGCTGCAAGCGGCGCAGGCGAATGTGGGTCAGCGCTTCGGAGTAGTCCACCTGCATAGGTACAGCCTTCACTTTGGAACTGCGTCTCCGGCGCGCCGCAGATGCGGCAGAACAGCGTTATGGGGTTGCAATCGCAGCACATGGCTTAGTCGTCCGGGTCGTAGTCGATAGGCGCAGGCAGCAGCATGGGTGCGTGCCCGTTGCTGCCATTGCTGGCGAGCTTGCCGAACAGCTTCTCGGCCAGCTCCAGCTCACGCACGCTCAGGCGGTTCAAGGCTTCTTGCGGCAGGGCCATTATGTAGACGTTGCCGCTGTGATCGGTAGCGGTCATTTTCGGCGCGAAGTAATTGGCGCAGCTGTAGCACGCCCACTTCTTGTCCTCCTTGTCCACCGTTCCCCAGCCCTTGACCTTTGCGCCAATCGTTGCCTGCGCGATCTGCAGCATGATCTCGTGCGGCAGCTTGCCGGTCTTGCGGGCCAGCGCCACCGTCTCGCGCGTGCGCTTGTTGATTGCACCGACCGGTCGTCCACCACGATTCTTCGCACCACCGTTTGCGTACACTCGCCGTTCCATTGCTCTTGTCCTTCAGCTCACGTTCCATCCCCCATTTAATTCCAGTATTTAATTTGATGTGCTAGGCCGCGTTCTCGGTTGCAACTTGCAACAACAGCTGCGGCGCAGTGGCGCCGATCTTGTCGGCGTACGCCTTCATCGCCTGGTGCAGGTAGCGCGCCCAAGCCTCGTCCGGAATGCGGATGGTCAACGGCTCGACTCCCTCTCGATACACAACCAGCTGGTACATGTTCTCCTCCCTCGGTTACACCCGCTCCCAGTCGCGCGGGTTGACTATGTCCACCGTCTGCACGGCGATCACGCGCTCGCCGTAGATCGCTGTGACAACGAAGCGCTCGTCGTGGTCCGGGCGGCGAATGATGTCGCCCGGCTTCAATTCACAGCGCCAGGGCGGCGCCCGCTCGCAGGCGACCATGCGGTGCATGAACTCGAAGCTGTGCTGGGTCATGGCGGGGTCTCCCAGGCTCCGGAGAAATATCCGTAGGCGGCAAGCACGAACAGCAGCAGCACCAGCGTGAGAAAGAACGTGGTGGCGAGCTTCACATCGCGCCTCATCGCACCGACCACCACAGCAGGTAGCCGAGCAGGGCGAAGATGGCGCTGGCGGAATAGGCTATGACCAGCGTATAGGCGAGGTCGAGTTGGTCGTGGTGCATGGCAGCGCTCCCCGGCACCGCAGCAATTAAGCTGTGTGTTGAGTCGGGTACAGATCCATTTAGGGATAAAAAATTGCTAGCAAGCTGGGCCGCCAGCGTGCTAGCAAGAGTCCGTGAGCCGGAGCCTACTGCTTCCGGCCTAGCACCGGCGAGGGGGTAGTTCTTACGTAAAAGCTGTCGCGTGACCCCTCGTTCAACGACCGCCGGTCTCGCTCCTGGTAGGTTCTCGACCCTCACCGAACCACAAGGGCGGACCGGCGGTATTTTTGCCTTTCCTACCTGTAAACGCAAGTGGCGTTTAGCCGACCACCTCCGCCCGGCGCTGCTCCTCGGCTTCGGCCTTGGTTTTCGGCGCTGCTGGCAGCTGCAGCACGATTGCATGCTGTCCCTCGACCAGCTCGGTCAATGCCATCAACTTACCATCCGGGAATTCCAGATAGTCATGGTGGACGCGCTCGATATGCTTGTTGTGCTGGCGGAAGATTGCCGTGCTGTGTTCGCTCTTGCGGTGGCTGAATCCCAGGAAGCTGTTGTTATGGGCTGTCACCTCGGCCGCGAACGCCAGCTCGGTGCCTGGCATGACGCAGACAGCAGTGCTGGGATCACCGGCGGCGGCGAACCCCCGCGTGCCGGTGTTGAAGTTGGTGGTGACCAGCCTGTCGCCGACAGCGGCAGGCCGAGACTTGACGTGCATGAGACTATAGTCGCACATTAGCAGTCTCCTTCTTCTGGTGTGTAGAGACGTGGGATCATACAGGGTGCCCCCCAATGCTGCTATCTCGTCGTTGGTTCATGCGCGGGCTCATCGCCGCGCCCGCGGTAGTGCTGGCCGAGCGGCTCATGCCGGTGCGGGCCATCGGGCGGCTGTTCAAGCCGTCGCCATACCTTACCCTGTACGACGTGGCAGGCAATGTGCTGCAGCGCTTCGGCTATGTTATCGGCGAGGATATCCTGTGGGGCCCACTCGACGAAGAGGTCACCGTCGCCCGGGCTGAGTTCGTGCAACACGGCGTCAGCCAGCCTGTGCAGCTGAATACCCAGCCAATCCGGCTGCTCCCACACGACTCGTTGCGCTTGCATCTGAGCATCAACATCACATGACGGCAGTCATCGTCATATTTCTCATCGGCATAGGCTTGGGAGTGGCCGCGGCCAATGTCCAGTACCGACGAAAGCGACGCCAGCTCCAGCGCCAGATCGACGAGCTTGACCGTCACTTCGAACGTCAGCTCCGAGAGCTTGACCATCTCGAAGAGCTTACGCATCGAGCGCGCCATGAAAATGGAATTTGAATTACGCCTAGCGCTACTAGAACTGCTGATGCGAGCGCACGCCTACGATATCGAGGTCAAGGCCGACGACGATTGAATTCGGCGACGCATTGTGACATGTCACGCGCCGAACTGTTCAGGCAGGCGCGGTCGAGATCGGTCGGCGGATTGAACAGCAGGATCACCATCGCTACAAATACCAGAAAGGCTACCGACAAACCCCCTGCGACCAGCGCGTTGCGCAAGGCACGGTCTACCATGTACGAGCATCCCATATTCGACAACGGCGACTACGTGCGCTTCGGCAAGCCGCCGTACAACGTATTCCAGGTCTGCGCCATCTACGAGCCAACAGCCACACGCGACGCAGTGCTCGGGGTGACCATGATCAACGGGGTGTACACCGAGCTGCCCGCGAACCGGGCGGTGTTGCTACCACACGCCCAAGGCCGCGCCGAATACGAACGCCAACGCGCCGCGCACCGGCTGCGCAAGGATCAGTTCCCCGACCCGACTCCACTGACCCCCGCGCAGCAGCGCGAGGGCCAGCGGCTAACCCGCTGGTTCAGGGACCTGTTCCAGCGGGCGAGATGGCGCCGATGGCATTAGCCGGGCATGCTGCAGCCGCCACTTGCGCCCAAGCACGGCATTGCGGCTGATATGCCAACGCACGGCGATCTGGCTGGCAGTCAAGCCGTCGAAGAACAGGCGCTGCAGCTCGGCGTCGCGCGCCGCGGACCAGAACGGGCTGGGCCGTCCCACGCGATTGTTACGCCGCACAGCGCGCGGGTCGCCCTTCAGGCGCGCGGTAGAGATCAGCTGCGTAACCAGCTCGTGGTGGCAGTTGACCACCAGGGCGATAGCGTCACGCCGCTTGCCTGCTGCCCACATGTCCAGGATCAGCTGGTAGTCCTCCGGGCTAATACGCTCGGCGCGTGGGATCCGCTTGCGCGACGCGACCGGCACCGCGGGCGCCACGGCTGCCGTCGGCGCTTCGACCGGCGCCGGGGCGGGCTGCCGCTCCGCCCTGACGGGCTTCTTCAGCTGCGTGTAGCGGGTGAAGTTGCGCGTGTCGACGCGGGGATGGCCGACCGAGCCGTTGCGGCAGATAAGCCCCGGCGGCATGCCGTTGGGATAGTACCCTACTATCGTGTCGTTGGGGCAGAGCTGGGCTAACTCGGATAGGCGCTTGGTGGTGTAATCTTCAGTGAACCACAACCTATGCTTCGGATCGTATGCAGGATGTATGTCGACCATGGTATCGACCCTCATTGATGCGCGTTAAAACCTCGGCCGTTTCTTTTTGGTAGTCTCTTTGTTCACATGCTCGGCGGCGGGGCGAAGAAGCAGCGCCGCACGCCGTCAGGTCTCCGACAGCGCCAGAACTCGCCGTCGGGCGAGGGCTGCGCTTCCGCATAGGGCACGATCTCTTGCTGCAGTGGCCCGGCCGCTCCCGACGCGATGTCGAGAATGACGACATAACCATACGCGCTCGTGCTCACGTTGCGCTTGGGCACCATGAAGCAGTCGCCCGTGCCGCAACACCACTCCCCCGCAGCGTTGCGATGCCCGCCTTTGCTGATCCAGCTCTCGTGCGCCGGAGCGGCGCTGGACAATAGGATACCGACAGCAATGATGATTGCTTTCATCACGTACCCCAATTTTGAGTGAAAAGCTACCGCTCGGGCCGATAAAAGCAGGTCCGGGGTAAACTCGGGCCGGGGGCCCGCGCCGGAACAATCATGCCGCTTCCAATAGCTTGTCGCCTATCAGTACGGAGGTTTTGCGGCCTAAGAAATCCATGAGCACCCGCACGCGCTCGTTGCCGGTCGAGCCCTGGTGGATGCCGATATAGCCGGAGAACATGCCCGACTTGATCCGCACCATCTGCCCGAACACGAAGCGCGAATGGTGCTTGGTCAGCTCGCGCCGCTTGGGCACCGCGATCAATCCGTCCGGGCCCTCCAGCGCTTTGAGCCGGGAGATCTCGCCGCCGGTCAAGCGTGCGGGCTGTTCGCCCATCATAATCACGCTCTCGATTCCCCAGGTACCGATCAGGAAGTGCCACTGACCGTTGGGTGGGCGGACGAATATGTAGGAGGGGAAGAGGTAGACGGCGCGGGTCTCGTTGAGGCGCCCGCGCACCAACCGAGCGAACATAGGCAAATAGAACTCGCAACCCTGGCGCCAGACGTTTTCACTCGCCCAGCGCTCACGGTGCGGCTGCGTGTGCGCCACGATCCAGCCGTCCTCTGTCATACTGCGGACTTATATCGTAACTTCCCACCTGTAAACTAGAAAAATATCATTTATTCACAACAACTTATCAAGCTCAGCCGTACTTGCTGCGGGTAGGCAGGAACTTGGTTTCGACCTTGTCCCATGCGGCCAAGAGAGACTCACGCACCCGCTCCGAGCGCTCCCGGTAGGCTTCGGGCTCCAGTTGGTCGGTCTTGTTCAGGTAGGCGTCGACCCCGTTGGCGGTCAATCCCAGCTCGCCCAGCATTTTGTGTGTGGTCAGCCAGTCGACCGAGCTTTCAATATCCATGACGCCGTACAGGTAGCGGATCACGAAGTCGCACGGGCGCATGGACAAGCCGATCTTGTTCTTCTTGCAGTGAGCGCGCACCCGAATCCCCACCGTGCGCTTAATGCCCTCCTCGTTCTGCACCACGTTCTTGAGGTGGCTTAGCCACACGATCTGGGTGGCGTGGTGGTCGAGCGAATGCCCGCCTGCCCGGCGGAACCGGTCGCCAACGATGAACTGCCCGATGCGGTCGCGCACCTGCGAGATAACCATCACGCACATGTTGACGTCGCGGAAGTCGCGCACCAGCTCAGACAACATCTGCGCCAGAATGTTCTGCTTCTCCAGGTTATACGAGCCCTGCCCCACCTTGCGCGCGAGTGCCGCGCGCGAAGTCAAAGAATCCAATGAGTCAATAATATACAGCGCTGGGGCGCGGTGCTTCCGGCACAGCTTCACCTGCGCGCGCAGGTCCTCGAATATGTCCTCGATAGTGTCCCAATGCGTGCCCAGGCCGTCCTCACCGAAGTCCACGCGAGCGACCGGCAGCCCGAGCTTGACCCCGTAGTGCTCGTCGAAGGCGGCCTCAGCCTCGCGGTAGAAGATAAACCCCTTGGGGTACTCCCGGGCGAAGTTGGCGCAGGCCTCGATAGCCAGCAGAGTTTTACCCACAGCCTTGTCACCAACGATATTGACCACCCGGCCGAGCGCCCAACCTCCGCCCAAAACGCAGTCCAGAACCGAACAGCCAGAGCGAATGAAGAGCTGGGGACGGTCGGGGAAGTAGTCGCCACCGAGCTTGACCTGCCCAGGCCGCTTCGTGCGTCGGCGGTCCGGGCGGGTCGGCTCGGTGGCGTTGTATACTCGCCGTTCCATTACTAAGCCCTAGCGACGCTCCTGGAGACGCCCCAGGGAGCGCTTGGCCTGGGAGGACGGGGACTCCTCAGAAACGCGCCTACGAGGCGCTGAGGCCGGTGGCGGGGCTTTCCTGGGCGGATCCTCGTCGACAACCCGCCGGGCAGTCCGGCGCTGCACCGGTTCCTCGGGCTCCGGCACCCGCCGGGTCGGCCTGCGCTGCACCGATTCGAACTCCTCTTCCTCGGCGGCGTCCTGTTCCGCCTCGGTCTCGTCCTCCGGTTCCTGGTAGGCACCAGGATCCGCGTAGGTCTCGTCGGCGTAATCCTCCGGCTCGGGCTCGGCAGTAGCCACCCGCCGAGTCCGGGGCAACTCCTCCTCCTCCTCGACCGGCTCGTCGCGCGACGGACGGCGCCACTTGCTAACCTCCTCCTCGGCGGCGGCGGCACGCGCCCGCCGCGGGGTGTCCACCGGCTCCTCGGCCGCGTCTGACGTGCTGCTGTCCTCTGCCCCGAAGAGCACCTTCTCGATGTACTCAGCCTCGTAGAAGTTCAGCTGCTCCGGCAACGGATACTCCTCGATATAGTCCAGCCACTGCTTCATCCTGCGCGGATCGGCGTGGACCGGGGTCTGCTCCTGCTCAACTTCAACCTGCGTCCACTTGGTCTTCTTATCCGAGCCCTCGCGGTTGTACATCACATCATTCCCCTTTTCGGGGTGGTCAATCCTGAACAGGCTGTTGTCCTTCTTGCTTACCGAACGCTTGTCAATGTCGGAGGCGAGCACCTGCGCCATGTTGAAGATCTGCGGCCCGGCCCGCTCGTTGTTGCGGTCGATGATCCAGCATAGCGCACGCCGCGACTGTTTGTAAGCCTCCTTCTCGGCCGGGTCACGAGTGCGGAAGCGGGCCTCGCATACCGGGCAGCGCTCCTTGCGCATGGCGTCCAGGCACAAGTAGTTGCCCCTATCGTTGCCGACATTGTAGTGCACGATAGCTTCGATCTGCCAGCCATTGCCCCAGGTCTTCTGGTCGTCCCAGGTCGCAGGCAGAATGCGGATCCGCCCCTCGCCCTCCTTGGCCTTGTACAACGGCAGCTCGGGACTAATGATGCTGTCATACATGCCGCCCCGATTGCGGGCCCGGCGGAGCACGTCCTCAACGGTACGGGTGTCTCCACGATACTTGAAAGCCATCACTGGTCTCCTTCTCTAATTTCCCTGATCATTGCGCGCCAGTATTCCCGCTTGGTGCGAAAGTAGGCGAGGCTCATGCCGCGCACCAAGACATACGCGAACAGCAGGACGCACAGTGCTGCCAGCGCCCATTCGATAACGGTCACCGTCTATCTCCTTCACGATACGGGCGACCTCCCCCGCCCTCGGCCCAACGCGCGCGTGTTTCGCTGATTGAACTCCCGCTGAGGCGGGACAAGTGCATGGCTACGATCTCCTTGAGCATGTAGTTGCGCTGCAGGTAGGCTTCCTTCAGCGCCGCCCACTGGCCGACCGCCTGCTGGCATTCGAGTAGCTTGTTGCGCATCTCGACCAGCTTGGGGTCGAGCCGCAGCTTGTGCATGATGGCGGGCTCGGTCAGCTTCTCCTCGCGCGCGGCAGCCTGCGCACGCAGGCGCACGTCGGCGGCGGCCTCGGCCTGCTCAATATCGAGCTTGGCCCCATCGCGCACGGCAACGGCGCGGGCGTGAGCGTCGGCGACGTGGAAGAACAGCTCGGCTTGCTCCACCAGGCAGCTGTCGAGCGCGTCGCGGTCAATGGCTAGCAGCGCGCGGAATTGTTCCAGCTTGCTGCGTGGTTTGGGTTCTGGCTTCATGCTTAGACATACTCACCGGCTCTGCCCGTCGCCGAAGAACAGCTCGCCGCACGCCAGCACCACCGGGGAGATGCCGTCATGATGGTTGAATGGCTTGGAGAACGCCTTCAGGATCGCCAGGCCTTGCTCGGTCGCCTGCTTGCGCCCCAGGATCGCCTTGGTGGCATAGTCGATCACCACGTGGCGCACCGACTCCGGGTCGATATCGTCCATCTGCCCCAGCAGGTTCCACACCACGTCCCAGGACGAACCGCGCTGCAGCGCCCTGGCCAGCTCGAATGCCGCCGGGGCGCCCTCAGCCGAGCGCAGCAGCGCGCGCGCCTCGTCGATGGTCTTGACGGCAGCGCAGGTCGCCAGGTTGGCCAGCGCCTGGCGCGGCGAACCGCGCGCCTCGTGCGCGCACAGTTCGACCACGCCGCGCGGCAGCTGCAGCTGCTCGGCGTCGACAATATCGCGCAGCAGGTCCTGCAGGTCGGCGCGTGGCACCGGCTTGAGCGCACACACCATGCAACGGGTGCGAATGGTTGGCAGGATGCGCGCTGGATCGGTAGTGCACAGGAACCAATACACCCAAGGCGGCGGCTCCTCCAGGATCTTCAGCAGCGACTGCGCACTGTTCTTCGACACCGCGTGGAACTCGTCGACGATAACGCCTTTGACCGCGCCTACGCCGAGCGGGCGATAGCTGAGGGTCGCTGTCACCGCACGCATCTCGTCGACCCCGGTGTAAGTGGCGGCGTCGATCTCTAGCAGGTCGCCCTTGCAGCCGACCTGCGCCGCCGCCAATCGCGCCAGGGTGGTCTTGCCGACGCCGCTCGGGCCGGTGAACAGGAAAGCGCGGGTGCTCCCGGTCTTCAGCGCGTTGGTGAGCGCGCGCACCTCGGCGGCATGGCAGACCACCTCGTCCCAGCGGCGCGGGCGATATTTATCGGTGAGGGTCATTTCGCCAGGTCCGCGCCAACAACATCAAAGCAAGGCCGATGGCCGCCCACACCGCCCAGCCGCCCCACAGATTGCCGACGCCTAGGCACAGCAAGAAGACGCCGAACAGGAACACCATGAAGTCGAGCACCCGCGCGCCCACTTCCGCAGGATCGAGTGGCTGCCTCATGCCGCTACCTGATGCCCCCACGTATCGGATGAAAATGTTCCTACCTCTTCCATGTCGAGCCAGTTGTCGCCGACGTGCATCTCCGCCGTGATCGGAACGATCTTGGCCCAGGCAAACGGCACGTCGAGCATGACCGACAGCACCCGCTCGGCCACCGCGTCGACGCGCTCCAGCGGCACCCGGCAGAAGGTGAAGTCGTCGTGAATGTTCAGCTCCGGCTGCAGCTCGGGGTCGTTAAG